CGGCGGCTACCTCCACCTGTGCCCTGGGAACATCATCAGTTATGAGCAGATCGTGGGAGATATCCTGGCCCATGGCAAGAACCTGCGCATCCTCAAGATTGCCTACGACCCCAACAAGGCCGCCGAGTTCACCAACCTCATCGTCAACAGTGGCGGCTCTGCCTTCCTCTACCCGTACAAGCAGACATACTACTACTTCACCAAGCCATGCATGGCCATCGTGCGCATGCTTGACCAGGGCGTGCTGACCTTCGGAGAGAACCCCATCAATAACTTCTGCTTTGACAACTGCATCCTTGACAAGGACAACATGGAGAACTGCAAACCACTCAAAAGAAGCGAAAACCGAAAGATTGACGGCGCCATCACCGCCCTGATGGCATTGGGCGTGTCCCTGGAGCAGAAGCGCTGAAAACACCTGTTAAACACTTTCCCATATAAATATAACGCACGAAAATATGGGAATATTTGATATTTTCAATCGAAAGAAGCGCTCAATCACGGCGCCTCCGGTGCTGCAGGTCACTGTGAACGGCAGGACTTACACCGTTGCCACCACCACCAACACGGGAATGATGTTGGCGGCGGTGTGGCGCTGCGTTGACATCGTCAGCGGCACGGTTGCCTCCCTGGGCATCGACATCGAGCGCCGCATCGGCAAATACTGGCAGGTGGATGACAAGCACCCGCTGGAACTCGTTCTTCGTCTCAAGCCCAACGAGAGGGTCAATTCCTTCGACTTCTGGAAGGCCGCCGTCGTGGAGATGCTACTTCACGGCAACGCTTACATCTACCCCTACTTCAACGCCGACAACGAAATCACCCGCCTCTACCTCATCCCCAACGGTGCCTGCACCTACGACAAGGAGACCGACACCTACACCATCAGTGACGACGTGAACAACCTGTTCACCACATGCAACGGCTGGCGCATCGTCCACCTGAAGAACCTGTCACTTGACGGCGGCTTCACGGGCGTGTCCACGCTGACCTATGCGCAGAAGGTGCTGGGTGTCGGCGGCAACCTCGACAGCCTGCAGATGGACAGTTTCGCTACTGGTTCCACCCTGCGCGGCTTCATCAGCGGCGACTCCAACCTGGTGCAGGGCTTCGGCGCTCCCCAGGACGACCAACTCAATGCGGTGAAGGACAACATCACGACGCAGTTGACAAGCGGGGCGAAGATTTTCACCCTGCCCGGCACGATGAAGTTCAACCAGTTGTCGCTTTCCCCGAGCGACCTGCAGTTGGTTGAGTCCAAGAACCTCAACGTGCTTGACATCTGCCGCTTCTTCGGCGTTCACCCCGACCGCGTGTTCCAGTCATCATCCACCAACTACAAGGGCAGCGAGAGTGCGCAGACGGCGTTCATGACCGACACGCTGTTCCCGCTGATCAACAAGATTGAGACCGAACTCACGGTGAAACTCATCCCCAACGGGATGATTGGCGACTACCGCGTCAAGTTCAACTTGGACGACTATTATATCAGCGACATGGGTGCCAAGGCAGACTATTACACCAAGATGATATCTGCCGGTGTCCTGACGCCCAACGAGGTGAGGATGCGCGAGGGTCACGCTCCTGTCGAGGGCGGTGACTCCGCATTCATCACTTGCAACGTCGCTCCCATCGACTCTGCGAAAATCAAGGGTGAGCCGACAACACCGGCAGAACCCAAGAAAAACTCAAGGAAGAAATCATGACAAAGATTTACCGCAATACCGAAGACTGCCAACTGCGTGCGCTGGAGAACTCGCGCACGATTGAGGGTTATGCAGTCGTGTTCAACCAGCGCAGCGTGTTCCTTCCCGACTGGAACAAGGGCCGCATGGTTGAGGAGGTGATGATGCCGGGAAGCATCACCGAGGAACTGATTGCCAAGAGCGACGTGGTGGCCAACATCGACCACGACAACAGCCGCATGGTGGCACGCTCCATCAACGGTGAGGGCTCCCTGCGTCTCTCGCTTGACGAGCACGGTCTGAAGTTCTCCTATGAGGCACCGCTTACCAATGACGGCGAGACTGTGCTCCAGGGCGTTCGCCGTGGCGACTTCCGTGGATGCTCGTTCGCATACACCTGCGACGAGGACACGGGCGTCCACTACGAGAAGAACGAGAAAGACCCGCGTGCGCTTATACGATACGTCGATGAGGTCAACGGCCTGTATGACGTGAGCGTGGTCATCCACCCTGCCTATCCGCAGACCAATGTGGACTCCCGTTCAGCCGTGCTGGACGGTGCCCTCATGAGAGGGATGATAGAACAAGAAAACGAACAAGAACAAGAACAAGATATTAACTCTAATTCTAATTTGGAAATTCCCATGGAAGAAAAAAAGCAAATCGAAGAAGTTCAGGAGCGCAACGCCGAGTTCGACTCCCTGAAGAATGAGATGGAAGGTCTCAAGCGTTCCATCAACGATCTCCAGGCTGGCCAGGAAGCCGTGAGCAAGAAGGTCAGCAGCATCAAGGTGCGTGAGGAAAAGAAGATGCAAAACTTCAGCCTCATCCGCGCCATCCGCGAGGTTGCCAGCGGCACCAAGTTGAGCGATGACATTGAAGCCGTAACCCGCGCCGGTCGTGAGGAGATGCTAAAATCCGGTCTCTCAACAGTCGGCCAGATCGTAGTGCCCCAGCAGCGTGCAGACGTGACTGTAACCGCCGAGCACGACGACACCATCGGCATCGACGTTTACAACACCTTCGCCCCCATTCGCGAGGGTCTCGTGGCCGCTCAAGCAGGCGCCACCTACCTCCCTGGTCTTGCAGGCAATGACGTCCTCTACCCAGTTCTTGGCGGTGGTAACGTGGCATGGGCTACCGAGGTGGCCAGTGCAGCCGACCCCACCTACGCCTTCACCAGCGTGAAACTCGCCCCCAAGCGCTTGACCGCGCAGTTCAAATTGTCCAAGCAGATGGTTGCACAGGACAACGCTCGCATCGAGGCTGCCCTGCTGGCTGACATCCGCAAGGCTGTCATCACCAAACTTAACGCCACCATGTTCGGCACCGCTGCCGCTTCAGGTGGTGCTCCCAAGGGCATCGGTAACGGCCAGACCGCTGCCGTGGCTACCGATTGGGCCAAGTTGACCAGCCTTGTTGAGGCAGTCGTTGAGCGTGCAGCCGTAGGAGAGAATTTCTCCTACATCGTATCGCCCGAGTCCGCAGCCGCCATCCGCGCCATGACCTACAACAAGACCTCGCGTCTTATCTATGAGGCTGGCAACGTGGACGGCACTCCGTTGTACAAGACCATCGGCTGTGCTGCCAACCAGGGCTACTATGGTGACTGGAGCAACCTGGTCATCGGCCAGTGGGGCGCACTCGACCTCACCGTCGACCCCTACAGCGCAGCAGGTACCGGCGAACTGGTCATCACCATCAACAGTTACTTCGACTACGGCGTTGCCCGCGCTGGCAGCCTGAAGTTGTTCACCACCGTATCCAGCAACTAACCAGTAAGCCGTCACGATGCAGTACACGCCTAAATATGCCACGGTCGCAGACCTGAAGAAGCACTGCTACATCTCCACCACTGATGAAGATGATTTGCTTGCGCTTTATCTCTGCAGTGCCGAGCAGACCGTCACCGACACGCTGCAGGTGAAGAGCCTGTCGGCGTATATCGGCGACGATGGTGTGCTGCCCGCCCAGATATATACCGCGATTCTCATGCAGGCTGCGGCATTGTATGAGAACCGCGAAGGTGTATCTGCAGCCCAGCAGCATGTTGTACCCTATGCCAACGTGATGGCGCTGCTTGGAAAGATCATCAATTACGGCCAACTCAACAAGTGCTGTTGCAATGGAGGCAGGTAAACTCACCGAACGGATAACCATCCAACAACCCGTTGCCGAGCGTGACGTCTATGGCTCCACGACCACCGTCTGGACCGACGTAGTCACCAACCTGCCCGCTGCGGTGAACTACATCCGTGGCGACAGGGAAATCGACAACGAGGAGATTTTCCACGGCAGGGTTACCACCTTCAGCATCCGCTGGCAGGGCGCGGTCAACGAAGAGATGCGCATACTTTGGAACGAACTGAAGTACCGCATCCTCTCCATTGACCGGCGCACACACCGCCGAGAGTACCTCATCCGCACTGAACTCATCAACGAATAATGGTCAATGACGGCATACAGGTAGACGCTTCCCGCTGTTACGCCCTCTTCCGCAGGCTCGATACAAAGAACCAGAGGAAGGTCAGCCGACAGGCGCTGCGTACTGCGGGCAACAAGTTGAAGGCCCAAGCCGTCAAGAACCTGCAGCAGGTGATAGGGCACAGCGTCCGCAAGACAACGACCTACACCCGCAAGAACGGAAAGACGATGAAGCACAACCTTGCCAAAGGTATCAGGGTTGTCGTCTGGAGCCCAGAGACCGCCAAGGTCCACATCAGGGGTGACTACCGTCTGCCGTGGTTCGAGATGGGAACGGCATACCGTACCACGAAAGGAAGGCGCGGAAAGGGGAAGAAGATTCCCTTGAGGCGCGCTTCCAACCGTGGCAGGGTATTCAAGGAGCAGGGCAAACTCAAGTGGTTCGACAAGGCCGTCAGGGCCAAGGAGAACGAGGCAGCAAGAGACATTGAAGAAGCATTGAAGAAGCACATTCTTAAACAGGCAAATCGTGAAGGGATTACACTTAACTAAAGCGGTTCAGGCGATACTCGCACAGGCGGGCATCACCAACGCCCATGCTATTGTGGCAGAGGAGAACACTCCACAGCCCTTCGCCGTCTACCGCCGTGCATCGCTGACGGTGGACGACACCAAAGACCGTCTCGCGCAGACCCAGCATTCAACGCTGTCGGTGCAGGTCGTGTCGATGGACTACCAGAGCGGTCTGCTTCTGGCCGATTCGATTGCCGATGCGCTTACGGGCAAACAAGGCACTTTTGAAGGCGTTGCCATCGGAGACATCACTCTCTCGGATGCTTCCGAGATGTACAACGAAACGAGTTATTTACAGGACTTAACATTCGAAATCACGATAGAAAATGAGTAGAAACGTTATCAAAGGTGGTGACATGATGCTTTTCATCAAGAACGGCAACACCACCAAGACCATCGCATTTGCAACGTCCCATTCGCTGACTATCTCCACCGATACTCAGCAGACTTCAACCAAGGACGATGGAGGCAAGTTCCAGAGTTCCGACTACGGCATCATTTCGTGGTCTGCCACGAGCGAGAACCTCGCAGCCTACGACGGCGCTGGCTACAACTTCCAGGACTTGGTTAACCTGATGCTTACGCAGACGAAGGTTGACGCTGTGTTCACCGTTGAGGGTGACTCTGGCAGCACCTATCCCTACGCCACCAAACTGGACAGCGTGGACAACGCAGGCACCCCCGCCAACGGTTGGGCACCCATGCTGATGGGCACCAAAGGCAGCGCCCAGTCTTCCACGAGCATGGGCTATACCGGAAAGGTGCTTATCACCAACATCGAGGTCAACGCCCCGAACGGTGAGAACGCCACCTACACCGTGCAGTTGCAGGGCGACGGCCCCCTGACCGCAACCCAGGCTGCATCAAGCGGAACCGGAACCTAATCTCAGCATTCTCAAGTTCATGAACCACAAGGGGGCGGGCGTTTCGGCTCCCGCTCCCTTAAAATTAAAAACACATGGAAGTAACAATCAACGGCACAGCCTACAAAATCAAGTGGTCATTGCGCGCCCAAATCTTCTACGAGGCACTGAAGCAGCAGTCTCAGGACAT